GCCGGCCATCGGTATACTGAACCATATGGTTCAGTTTATACGCCTGTCCGGGCCGGGATGCAAGTCCGATCTGGTAGGCGGTGCGGCGACCCCGTTGAAGTGGCGCGCCCGACAGGTGTCGGGCGCGCGTTAGCAGCCTGCGAGATCCCGATCGAGGGGCGCGAGGAGTGGCTCGCCGCGGCGAGGCGTAGCGCATGAGATCAGCGATTACTCCCTCGGGCAGTCCTACGCCGCGGCAGCTCGAGGTCCTGCGGGCACGCTGCGAGGCGGGATCGCGCAAGGAGGCGGCCGCCCTCCTTGGGATCAGCCCCGACACGGTGCGGTGGCACCTCCGAAGGTTGTTTGAGCGATGCGGCTGCACTGACGATGCGCAAGCGGCTTACCGGCACCACGATGACGTGGTGAAAGGGACTGCGTCTCGGGTCGCCTAACCTCGGAGGCGTGCCCTCGTCCACGGCTGCCGCTCACGCCCCGGCTGGTTCCCGCTTCAGGTCGGCCTTCAGCGCTCGGATTGCGTGGTCTTTCGACAATGCGACTATCGGCTTGCCCGTGTCCGGGTGGTTCGCAGGCCGACCTGCCCTGATGCTTTCGATTGCCTCCATGAACGCGACCCTCCTGGTCGCGAGTTCGTCTTCCGTCCAGATCCGAGCCTCCGGCGGGGCGGCAACCGGCGCCTTGTCAAAGACGTACTCGAGGGCCTCGACATCGCGTATTCCCGTCAAGGCCACATCGCCTGTAATTCGCTGTGTCAGGCTGTGAAGCGGATCTCGAATGAAGCGCACGGAGAGTGGAACGTCGCCATCCTCGAGCCCCGCCACGACCGCCAAGAAGAAGTCCGGATCCTGAGCCGCTGCGACCTCACTCTTGAGAAGGGTGACGTCATTGCCGAGGGCGCCCGTGAACATCTTGATTTCGTAGAGCTGACGCAGGTCGTCAAGAGCATCGGCACCGATGCCACGGCGCGCCCGGAGATCCTGAATCTCGGGTGGGTCTAGCGCAAGCGCCGTCTGGACGGCGTCGAACGCGAGTTGCTCCCGTTCCGTCATCGGCGGCAAGACCGAGCGCCGCTGGATCGGGCGTGCTGGCGCGGCGCCGTCGCCACCAGCGGGCGGGGGAGCGCCGCCGACGGGCGCACTGCCGGCTGGAGACGGCTCCGGGCGTGACACCGTGACCGGGGTCGGGAATGCGATCCCGGGTTTGGTAACCCCCGCGTTGACAATCGTGCCCTCGGCCGGTGCGAGTGTCGCGATGTCCTTCAATTGCCTGACCTCGACCCCGCCTGCCTTGGTCTGGCGTTGACCAGCGGCAGCCTTGGACGCGGTCGACGGGCGCTGTCGACGCGATGCCGCTTGGTCCCGCAGGTTCAGCAACCGAGCCGTATGGTCCGCTGCGACATCCTCCTCGGCGAGGCGCAACCCTGACGACGGTTCACGGGCCTCCGCGCGTTGCCACATCGATGCCCAGGCCCAGGCGACCTTCTGGCGGTCGCCGTCGAAGAGCGATGCGATCGCCCGCCCCGCAGTGTCGGCGTCCCCGACCAGCTCGATCCGCCGGACGGCTAGCACCACAGGATCCCGGACGACATGCGCCTCAGCCGCAATGGAAAGGCTGCGGCCACCCTCGGGCCTGTACGTCAGGCGGAGGCCGTCGTCCACGAGGAGCTCCATCTTCCGAAGCGAGTCCCAAGTGACCGTGAGGCTTGCGAAGAGCGCTTGGTCTCCACGGGCGAATTCGTCGTGCATGTGCCCGACGGCCGAAGCGAGGCGAGGCCTAAGCGGATCGCCGGCAGCTTTGCCTGCCGCCGTAAGCCCTTCCGCCTCGAACTGGTCGCGGCGTACCACGGTCACGCGAAGGGCATCGAGAAGCAGCCCGAGACCGACGAAACTGGTGAAGGGGTGCGCCCAGGTTGGGACTTGGGCGTTGATCTCCGAGGCGATCGACGGATCCTCCGTCGCGAACACCGGTCGGCTACGGACCCACCGTGAGCCTGTCCAGAGAGGGAGCCTCGCAAGCTGGCCTCGGACCTGAGGCGACGCGCCGGCTAGCAGACCGTCGAGAGTTCGGAGGGTCTGCAGCACCACGGCCGTGTCCGCCGGCCGCAGCGGTGCTTCAGCGACTTCGCGGAGAACGGCGAGGCACTCGAGCGCATCCGGTTCGCGGATCCCGATCGTTCGCCACAGACTCTCGAGTCCCGGTGCGTTTGGCACGAAGCGGCGATACGACCCAAACACTGGCGGCCCGGCCAGAACATCCGTGATGCCCACCCATTCATCGCCGACCAGGAGAAGGCCAGATCCCCGTCCGGTCCGCCTGAATGCGCCCCTGAACTCCGCGAGCGTCATGTCATCGATGGTGGTGCTGTTCGACTCTCGACACGCAAGCGAGAGCAGCACGTAGATGGTCCGCGCTTCCGCACCGGTCTCGGGTGTGACGGGCACTGCGGCCAGTTCGCGCAGCCGGCGGATCAGCCCCGAGACTGCCGGAGCTCGTCGCATCCGCAATGCCGCCACCGCAGGTCCGCGCGCGATTGCGTCATCGACGCTCGCAAGAAACCGCGTCCGATCATTGCCGTATGCAAGGCGATTGGCCTCAGTGCCCAGAGCGAGCTCGATCGGCGGACGCGCCCGACCGCTCTGGCTCGGCATCCAGGGGGCCTCCGCCGCCGACGAGAGCCACGTGGCAATGACATCCACGGGCCGCTGCCAATACCCGTCGGATCCGTACACCGCCTTCGCAGTCTGGTGGTCGGCGTAGTGACGCTCCCACGACCGGGAGAGCACCGCTAGTAGCGCGAGGCCGCGCGCCCGACGCCGTGCCACGTTTCGATCCCGTGCGATGTCCGCCGTCACTGCCTCAAGGTCAGGCGACCATCGATCGTCTAGGAGGTGGGTGCGCCGATATCCATCCGCAGCGTTGATCTCGCGCAGCTGCGTGGGGCTTCGGTCGATCCCGCCGATTGGGCTCGCCGGCCTCGTGTCGCGCCTCCAGGGGACGACCTCGTTGGCGGGTCGCATCAAGCGCGGCTGCGTCGCAGCGCCGAGCTTCACGAGGAACCGCTGCGCACCAAGCTCGCGACGGCCGCCGAGCCGACGCAGCAGTTGAGCGTATCGACCGTCCAGCCACCACAAACCCGGCGTCGACGCCGCCGCCCTCGCAAAGCTCCCGGTTTCCCTGTCGATCGCGCTTGGCAGGTACGTGTCTGTTGGCCGCTTCCAGCCTTCAGTGCGCCCCCCTTTCCCGTAGCTGAATGCGCGAAGCTCGATGTTGCGGCCGATGCGTGGACCCAGGTCCCGCTGGCGCTCGTCGTCGATGGATTCGAATGCGTCTCGTAGCGCGAGGAGCTGCCCGTCCTCCAGGCGGACAGGTGGTAGCCCGTCTTCGGCAACTGCGCGGGCGAGGACGGTGAAGGTGGCCTCTGGCGAGTCTCCGTCTGGGAGCATGACCTCGGCGTCGCGGAGAGCGGCGAACACAGCCCGCGCGCCGGCACCGTCCGACCCGTAGACAGGGTGAACGGGCAGCGTGACCCCAAGCAGTACGCCGATGCTGGTAGACGCCGCTTGCCAAACCAGCGTGCGCGGGTCCTGGCTTCCCGGAGGTTCCACTCGCGAGCCGTCAGCCAGCAGGATCGACCGCTTCCACAGCAGTTCCTCGAGGAGGTCGGACTCGACTGCCGCCAGGGCCATCCCCACGAACCATTCAGGGTCACGGGGTCCGAAATCCTCATCTTCTAGCTCGAAGATCTCGAGAGCGCGTTCGACCTCGATAAGCCGGGACTGCGCGAGCTCGTCGAGAACGACACGCCATCGACCAGAGTCGTCGCGCGCTGCAGAGTCAATCGCCCAGCACCCTGGTTCGAGCCTCTGCTGGTCCCCCGTCGACAACACGCCGGTTAGGCTTGGAGCTTCGTAGACGAGCTCCGGCAGCGGATGCCGCCCGTCATGTGTCTGAACGCGAACGTCCGCCGCGAAACGGGCCTGCGCGCCAGAGATGAGGGCGTCCAGTTGAGTTCCGAGCCATGACGGCCCGCCAGGCTCGTAGTCAGCCTTGAGGGGCACGAATCGCCACGCCGCAGCCGGCGTCCGAGCGGCCGCGTCCGCTGCGGCTGTGGCCGTCAATTCGGCAAGGTCGGCAAGTCGATGCTCGTTCCATGCGACTTCGAGTAGTCCGGACCGCGCTGCGTCAGGATCGAATTGCGCATTGACGCTGAACGGGAACGGCAACGCGACAGGCATCGGAAGGCGGTCGTAGAAGCGCCCCGGGCCAAGCACTGTCTCCGAGACTCCGACGCCAATCGCTGTTGTCGGTCCGGCCGCCTTGTGGCGTCTGCGTTGCGTTGCAGGAACGGGGACACTCGTCGTGTAGGTGAAGTGGATCTCGCCGGTTTGTTCGTCGCGGAGCCTCGTCCATGCTGCCGTGACGTTGTGCGACCGGATCTTTATCGGTACGTCCGCGGTGGCGTCCACGGCAAGCGAGTGGCGCACACGCAATGACGGGTCGTCCTCGTCCGTTGCGACCAATGACCTGACGCTCCGGAGAAAGAGCAGCGTCCGACCGCTAAGTTCGGCGGCGAATTCCATGAGCTCGGACGGGTTGACCGCGTCGTGCAGTGGGACCTTGACGAGCGTCTCCCGTCGCGACGAGTCGTAGACGTCCTGGACGTCCTCGGCTGCGTCAGTCCACTCAGGACCGTCCTCCGTCAGCCGGAAGTGGAACGGAGGGCAGTGAACTTCGATCGGCCCGCCGAGCGCGCGCAGGGTCTGCTGACCGATCCCGAAGCGGCCCGAGGCGTCCGCGTCGTCGTCCTTGGTGGTCAGCCATGGCAGGCACATGGCCGCGGCCTGACCGAGGTCAACTGGGTCGCCGTCGTGCCCGAGCAATAGGACCGGTTGCCGGTCACGCAGCACGTGGATTCGCAGTTCCGTGGCGTGCGTGTCATCCGCGTTCTGCAAGACCTCCAGGATCCCTTGGTAGGGTCGGATGCTGAGACTCTCGGCGCCGACCTCAGTGCCCGCACGGCTGGCGCGGAAGATCGCCGGCTGCTCGCGAAACAATTCCCCGAACCGGTCGATTGCCGCGCGTGCCCATTCAGCGTCGGTGACGTCGGCTATCCACGATCGGTCCGGCCAGGAATGGGCGAGGCGGTCCGCGGCGGCGCGCCCAGCATCCACGACCGACACCAGGACGTCGTCCCCAGTTGCGACGGCCGCTCGCCTCTCGGTTGCCTGCGGTTGCTCGTCAACGGCCATTCGTGACCACACTACTCGGGCGCTCGCGTACGCACTGACCGCGAGCGCGGACATCCTACGATCTGGGGGAGTAGGCGCGGCCGTCGAACGCACGTACCGTCGGGGACCAGATCGGCTCTCGACAGGCAATCGGCAGCAGAAGTCCGTGGGTCGGCGTCCGGCAATCCCGCGACGCTATGACGACGTCGAGGGCCGCATCGCGCGGGGCGACTCCCGATGAGCGCCGACGAGGCCGCCACGGCCGGGATCACCCAGCGCGAGCTCCTGCTCGAGGTGCGGGAGGACATCCGCGGACTGAAAGCTGCGGTCGACGCGATCGCCCGAGACCAGGCGCTCGGCGTCGAGCGGCGGGCCGCCATGCAGCGAAGCGCCGACTCCATCTACGCCCGCCTCGACGGGCACGACCGCGACCTCGACCGGATGCTCGCCTGGCAGAACCGCGCCGACGGGGCGCTCGTCCTCGCCCGCTGGGCCCTCGGCGCGTCGCTCGTCAGCCTCGTCGCCGTCGCGCTGCAGGTCCTCGCCACCGTCGGCCGGGCCATGAACGGAGGCATCCCGTGACCGACGACCTGTCCACGTACGGCCTCGGCGCCCTGCCCGACCCGCCCGACGAGCGCGACTACCCGCTCTCCGCCCTGTACGCGGCGGAGGGCCTCACGGCCTCGGTCGTCCTGCCCGCGTCCTACGCCGCGCCCGGGATGCCGCCGGTCCTCGACCAGCACGCCACCCCCATGTGCGTCGCCTACTCCTCGAGCGCGATGAAAGCGTGGCAGGACCGCCGGGACCAGGAGCGCTTCTTCGACTTCGACGAGCCGCGCTTCTTCCGCGAGATCGGCGGCACCGCAGCGGGCGCGTACGTCCGGGCCGCGATGGAGCGGATGCGCTCGGCCGGCTACCCCGTCGTCGGCGTGGGCGACCCCGTCCACCACCGGATCGCCGCCTACTACGCCGTCCCGCGCGACCTCGCCACGATCAAGGCCGCGATCTACGACCTCGGGCCGATCGTCGTCTCGACCCCCTGGTACGGGTCGTGGTTCCGCCCGGCCGCCGGCGTGCTGCCCAGGCCCGACACGCTGGTCGGCGGGCACGCGATCGTCGCCTACGGCTGGGACGCCCGCGGCCTGCGCCTGCGCAACTCGTGGGGCGCGGTCTGGGGGGTCGGCGGCGACTGCTGGATGCCGGCGTACCTCGTCCCCCACCTGTCCGGCGCCTGGAAGGCGGTCGACGCCATCGAGCACCCGATCCCGTACGTCCACACGGTCGACGTCACAGCACGGCCCAGCCTCAACGTCCGGCGGGCCCCCACGACGGCGGCGGCCAAGGTCGCCTCGCTCCCCCATGGGCGCGACGTAGCCACCACGCGCCTGGAGAAGTACGGCGGGAAGTACGCGGTGAACGGCGTGACCCGCACCGACTGGCTCGAGGTGAAGGCCGGCACCCGCACCGGCTGGGTCGCCCGCGGCTACACCCGCCTCGTCAGGTAGGAGGAGGGAATGGAGGACCTCACCTTCGCCGTCGTGCTCACCGCCGCCGGCGCCACTGCCTCGGCCGCCCTCATCACCGGGATGATCGCGATCGCGAAGCAGCTCGTCGTCATCGGGCCGTGGATCCAGGCCGACCGCGAGCCCACGATCGCCTTCGTCCTGTCGGCGGTGTTGGTGACGGTCGCGGTGCTCTCGGTCGGCGTGTTCACGCCGGCCGCCCTGTTCGGCGCGTTCCTCGCGTGGTTCGGGATCGCGCAGATCGCCATGGGCGTGCACGACACGGTCAAGAGCGCGACGACCAGGGGCAGCGCGTGATCCGCACCTGCGACAACGGACACCCCCCGGCCAGGGTCGCGTCCGGGGCGCGGTGCGCCGCCTGCGAGCGGCGTCGCCCCGGACGCGCCCTGCGCGGCTACGGCCGCGAGCATGACGCCGCGCGGCGCGCGCTCCTGACCACGCTCCCCGCGCCCTGCGCGTACCGCTGCGGCACCGTCCTACGCTCGGCCGCGGACATGGTCGCGGCGCACGTCGTCGACGGCGACCCGACCGCCGGGTGGGTCGCGTCATGCCGCTCGTGCAACGAGCGGGCGAAGCGCCGCGGGTGGGGTAGCACCTCGGGCGGCGCAGCAGCGGCGCTAACCCGCGCCAGGCAATCCGACCTCCGCCCGGGTTTCCGCATTTTTCCGGAGCCGGTCCCGTGAGCGCCGGCGGACGCCCGCCCGGCTCCTGGCGTAACCGCATCCTGGGCAGCGGCGAGGAGGCGCCCGACCAGCTGGTCGCCAACCCGCGGAACTGGCGCACCCACCCGGGCTCCCAGCGCAAGGCCCTCCGCGGGTCGCTCGCCACCATCGGCTGGGTCCAGCAGGTCATCGTCAACCGCCGCACCGGCAACGTGGTCGACGGCCACGCCCGCATCGAGGAGGCGCTGTCGCGGAACGAGCCAGCCGTCCCCGTGCTGTACGTAGACCTCTCGCCAGAGGAGGAGGCGATCGTCCTCGCGACGCTCGACCCGATCGGGGCGATGGCCGAGGTAGACGATGCGCGGCTCCGCGACCTGCTCGCGGAGGTGGCGGTAGACGACGAGGGGCTGGCCGAGCTCCTCAAGACGCTCGACGTGTCCGGCGTCGAGTTCCCGTCCTACGACGAGGACGCGGCCGACGCGGTCGCCTGGAACGAGTGCCCCGAGTGCGGCCACCGGTGGCCCAGGTGACGTATCGCGAACTGCTCGACCGCTCGTGGCAGGAGCACCTCGCGCCGCGGGCGAACGACGCCCCGACCGTCATCTCGACCTTCGCCGGCGCGGGCGGCTCGTCGCTCGGCTACAGCATGGCTGGGTTCCGCGAGCTGCTCGCCGTCGAGTGGGACGGGGCTGCCGCCGAAACCTTCCGGCGCAACTTCCCGGGCGTGCCAGTCCACGAGGGCGACATCGCCGGGCTGGGGCTCGAGGAGTGCCTGCGGACCGCCGGGCTGGAGCCGGGTCAGCTGGACGTGCTCGACGGCTCGCCTCCGTGCCAGGGGTTCAGCACCGCCGGACGGCGCGTGCTCGAGGACCCTCGCAACGGGCTCTTCCGCGAGTTCGTCCGGCTGCTCCGCGGCCTGCGGCCGAGGGCCTTCGTCCTCGAGAACGTCCAGGGCCTCGTCAAGGGCAAGATGCGCCTCGTCTTCGCGGACATGCTCCGCGAGCTCCGGGCGAGCGGCTACGTGGTCGCGGCGCGCGTGCTCGACGCGGCCTACTTCGGCGTCCCCCAGCACCGCCGCCGGCTCATCGTCGTCGGCGCGCGCGACGACCTGGACGTGCTGCCGACGCACCCCGACGCGGCCACGAGGCCGACCACCTTCCGGGCCGCGGTCGAGGACCTCGCCGGCACCGCCCAGTGCGGGCCTGTCCCGTCCCCGCTCCGGGAGATGCGGTGGCGGGCCACCCGCCGCGGCGACGCGCACCGCGAGCGCTTCTCGCTGCTCCGCCTCGCGTGGGACCGCCCCGCGCCGACGGTCCTGCGGGTGTCCGGGTCGGGCGGCCACATGCACCCCGACGAGCCGCGGCTGCTCAACGTCGCAGAGCTTCGGCGCGTCGCGTCCTTCCCCGACCAGTTCGACTTCGCGGGCGACTGGGGCAGCGCCGTGAGCCAGATCGGCAACTGCGTGCCGCCGCTGCTCATGCGCGCGGTCGCGCAGCACGTCGCCGGCCAGGTCCTCGCACCGACGGGGGGCGCGCATGGGTAGGCGCGGCCCGCTCCCCAAGGACCCCGAGAAGCTGCTCGGACACCGGCGCCGTCCTGCCGCGACCGTCCGGGCCGGGGCGCAGCCTCCCGTCCCCCGCGCCCGGAGCGAGTGGCGGCCGGAGACGCGCGCGGCCTGGCGCGCCTACTGGCGCTCCGAGGTTGCCGCGCTCGCTGCCGAGGTCGACGGCCCCGCCATCCGGCGGCTGTTCGCGATGTACGACCAGCACACCCGCGCGATGGAGCTCGTGGCGGCGGCGCCCGTCGTGAAGGGCTCGACCGGCCAGATCCGCGCCAACCCGCTCGCCGACCTCGCGCTCAAGCTGGAGGGCTCGATCGGGCGCCTGGAGGGTGAGCTCGGCCTGACGCCCGCCGCCCGCCAGCGGATGGGCATCCGCCTCGTCCAGGCGGTCCGCCAGCCGGCGGCGGCGCCCGAGACGCACCCCTCGCGATACGCGCACCTCCGCGAGGTGGCGTCGTGACGCTGGCCGAGCGCGTCCGGGGCTGGTCGGGACGGGGCGAGTACCCGACGCTCGGCTGGGGCGTCCTCGAGTGGATGACCGCGCACCTGCCCAGCCCGTCCGACCACGGCCGCGAGCTCGTCCTGACCGACGAGCAGGCGCGCATCGTCCTCGCCTTCTACCGCCTTGACCCGGTCACCGGCGACTTCACCCACCGCCGGGCCCGGCTCGAGATGGCGAAAGGCTGGGGCAAGAGCCCGCTCCTCGCCGCCGTAGCGCTCGCGGAGTTCGCTGGCCCGGTTCGCTTCGGCGTCTGGGACGACGACGGCGAGCCGGTCGGCGTCCCGGTCCACTGGCCCGTCGTCGAGGTTGCCGCGGTGAGCCTCGACCAGGCCGACAACACCTGGGCCGCGCTGTACGAGATGCTCGGCGCCAACGACGGGCGCGCCGCCCGCGAGCTCGGGATCGACGCCGGCCGGACGCGCATGTACCTCACAGGGGGCCGCCCGGGGCAGCTGCGCCCCGTGACCGCCGAGAGCAGCAGCCGCGAGGGCGCGCGCCTCACGTTCGCGGTCCTCGACGAGACGCACCTCTGGCGCCGCGACAACGGCGGCGTGCGGCTGGCCGCGGCGCTGCGGCGGAACGCGGCCAAGATGGACGGGCGCACCTGGGAGACGACGAACGCGCCGGTCACCGGGCAGGGGAGCGTGGCCGAGGAGAGCGGCGACGCCGCGGTCCCGGGCGTGCTCCACGTCTGCCGCCGGGCGCGCGAGGTCCCCGAGCGCGACTGGCCGGCGGAGCGCCTGCGCGCCGAGCTCGAGTGGGTGTACGGCGACTCCTGGTGGGCGCCGGTCGAGCGGATCCTGGCCGAGATCGCGGACCCCGCGAACGACTGGGACGACATCCTGCGCTTCTACTTCAACGTCCGGTCCGCCGGCCGGTCCCGCGCGGTCGACCCGGGCGCCTGGGACGCGCGCGAGCGACACGTCGAGGTCGCCGACGGCGCGCGGGTCGCGCTCGGCTTCGACGGATCGCTCTCGCTGGACTCGACGGTCCTGCGCGCCTGCACGCCGGACGGCCACTCCTTCAGCCTGCCGGGCTGGTCGTGGGTCCGGCCAACCGGCGACGCGATGCGCGCCTGGGCGGTCGCGCACCCGGGCGAGGACTGGCGCGTCCCGCGGGACGAGGTGGACGAGGCCGTGACGGCGGCCTTCGCCCGGTTCGACGTCGGCCTCATGCGCCCGGACGCGGCGTTCTGGCGCGACGAGATCACCCGCTGGCAGCGCCTGTACGGCGAGGACGTCGTGGTCCCGTTCGACACGAACTCGGCCCGCCAGATGGCGCCGGCCTTCGACCGCTGGCGCACCGCGGTCGCCACCGGTGCCCACACCCACGACGGCGACCCGGTCGTGTCGGCGCACGTGAAGGCGATGCACACGGCCCACCCCCGCGGCGCCGCGCCCGGCGGCGACGGCCGCCTGCCGGTCGTGCCGGTCAAGGGCGACGACCGGGCCAAGATCGACGGCGGGCTCGCCGACATCCTCGCGTACCACGCTGCGATGACGACGGCGGACGCGGCGGCCGATGTCCGCTCCGGCCCGGCGGCGGCGTCGTGGTGACGACCGTGGCGACGCAGCTGTCCTCCGCCGCCTGGCTCGAGCGCCTCGGCGACGAGCTCGACGCCCGCGCCTCGGACTACGCGACCTGGGAGGCCTACTACGAGGGTCGCCACCAGCCCCCGGTCGCGCTCCTCGCGGCGTCGACGGGCTACCGCAGCGAGTACGCCCGCTGGCTGGCGGGCTTCAGCGACAACTTCTGCCGGCTCGTCGTCCAGGCGGTCGACGAGCGCCTCGCGGTCACGGGCTTCCGGGTCGACGGGGGCGCCGGCGACCGCAAGGCGTGGGCCTTCTGGCAGGCCAACCAGCTCGACGCCTGGCACCTGCGTGCGCACCGCGAGGCGCTCGTCAAAGGCTGGTGCCCGGTCACGGTCGACGCCGGGCCCGACGGCGCGCCGCGGATCCGTGCGCACACGGCCGACCAGTTCGCGGTCGCCTGGGACGACGACGACGCGCTCGCCCGGGCCGCGGCGCTCCGGCGCTGGGCGACGCCGGACGGGCGCCGGCTCGCCACCCTCTACCTGCCCGACCGGATCGAGAAGTACGAGCTCGCGGGGAATGCCTGGCGGCCGCGCTCGGTCGAGGGCGAGCCCTGGCCGCTGCCGCACGCCCTCGGCGTCGTGCCGGTCGTGCCGCTCGTCAACGACCCCGACCTCGCCAACCGCGGCCAGTCCGAGATCGCGGCGATGCTGCCGATGCAGAACGCGCTCAACCTGCTGATGAGCGACATGCTCGTGTCGGCCGAGTACACGGCCTTCCCGCAGCGCTGGGTGACGGGGCTCGAGATCCCCGTCGACCCCGACACGGGTCGCCCGGTCCAGCCGTTCAAGCTCGCCTACGACCGGATGCTCATGGCCCGCGACAAGGAGGTCCGCTTCGGGCAGCTCGACGCCGCCGACCTCGCCCCGTACATCACCGCGATCGAGGCCTGCGTCCAGCACATCGCCTCGACCACGCGAACGCCGCCCCACTACCTCCTCGGGCAGGCCGGGTCATTCCCGTCGGGCGAGAGCCTCAAGGCGACCGAGACCGGCCTCGTGGCCAAGGTCCGCCGCCGCCAGGGCGACTTCGGCGAGTCCTGGGAGGAGGCGATCAGCATCGCCTTCCGGGCCTCCGGCGACGCGAAGCGCGCCGACCGCGAGGACAAGGAGGCCGTCTGGCGCGACCCCGAGGTCCGCACCGAGGCCGAGCACGTCGACGCCCTGCTCAAGCTCAAGGCCCTCGGCGTGCCGGTCGAGCAGCTGTGGGAGGACGCGGGCTACAGCCCGCAGCTCATCGCGAAGTGGCGCGACGCGGCGGAGAAGGCCGGCCGCTCGTCGGCGGACCCCGTCCCCAGCGTCGCCCCGAACCCCGACGACCCGCCCGCGCCGGCACCCCCGCCGCCGGCCACGCCCCCGACCCAGATGGAGGCCCCGAGACCGTGACCACCGAACTCGAGACCGCGGGCGCGACGCCCGCCGCGGCCGCCGCGACGGCGGCCCAGAGCACGCCGGACGAGCCGGCCGCTGAGCCCGCGACGGGCGCCGAGGCGGCCCTGGGCGACGCCGGCAAGCGGGCGCTCGATGCGATGCGCGCCGAGCGCCGCGCCGCCGAGGACCGCGCCAGGCGCGCCGAGATCGAGCTCGAGCAGTTGCGCGTGGCGTCGCTGTCCGAGCACGACAAGGCGATCGCGCAGGCGCGCAAGGAGGCGACGGCCGAGACCGAGCGGACGTGGAGCGCGAGGCTCCGGTCCGCGGAGGTCGCCCGGGCGCTCCAGGCGGCGGGCGCGACGCCCGATGCGCTCGACCTCGCCGTCCTCGACCCGTCGTTCTCGGCGCTCGCGATCGACGACGAGGGCCGGGTCGACGGGCTCGACGCAGCGGTCGCCGCGTTCCGCAAGGCGCGTCCCTCGCTGTTCGCGGCCACCCGGCCGGCGGCCGGCAACTTCGACGGCGGGGCCGGCGGCGCGGCGAGCTCGCAGAGCTGGTCGCGCGACCAGATCGGGGCGATGAGCCAGGCGGAGTTCGAGCGCAATGAGGCCGAGATCATGCGCGCGATGCGCGAGGGCCGAATCCGAGACTGAAGGAGCCGGCAGCGCCCGGCAGCGCCACCGTCCCGAGACCCCGGTGAGGGACGGAAGAGGCGGACTCCCCACCGGGAGGAGACCAGCAAGTGGCGAACATCACCCGCGCCCTGGCCGACACCGCGGGCTTCATCCCGCAGGCGTGGGCACGCAGGGCGCTGACCATCCTCCGCAGCAACATGGTCCTCGCGCAGTTCGTGCGCCGGGACTTCGACTTCGAGCCCGGCTGGGTGGGCAAGACGCTCAACATCCCGTACCCCGGCACCTTCACCGCGCAGGACAAGGCCGCCGACACGGCGATCAGCGTCCAGACGCCCGCCGGCGGCGCGACCGTCTCGGTCACGCTGAGTAAGCACAAGGCCGTCGACTTCAACATCGAGGACGTGGCCCGGGCCCAGAGCTCGGTCGAGCTCATGGACCAGTACCTCGCGCCCGCGGTCATCGCCCTCGGCAACCAGGTCGAGGACGACCTGTTCGGGCTGTACGGCTCGCTCACCGGCGCCAGCGTCGGCACCCTCGGCACGGCCGTGAGCGACGCCACGATCCGCTCGGCCCGCCAGGCCCTCAACGGGGCCCTCGCCCCGATGTCGAGCCGGTCGCTCGTCGTGTCGGCCCGCGACGAGGTGGCGATCCTCGGCGCGACGAACCTGCAGTCCTTCTTCGCCTTCCGGCAGGGCCAGCAGGCCATCCCCGAGGGCCAGATCGGGCGCCTGTACGGGTTCGACACCTGGATGAGCCAGCGCGTCCCGGTCCCGACCGCGGTCATCACGCCGGGCAGCCAGGCCTCGGGCACGTTCACCATCAGCTACCTCGGCCAGACGACCGCCGGCCTCGCGTACAACGCCGCCGCGGCCACCGTCCAGACCGCGATCCAGGGCCTGTCGACGGTCGGCTCGGGCAACGCCACGGTGGCGGGGTCCGCCGGCGGCCCGTACACCGTGACGTTCGCCTCCGCGCTCGCGGCCAACTTCAACCCCCCGACCTGCGACTTCAGCTCGCTGGCGACCCCGGCCAACGCGTCGCTCGCCAACGGCTACAAGAACCTCGCCCTCCACCGCGACGCCCTGATCCTGGCGGTCCGCCCGTTCGAGCCGGTGCCGGCCAACGCCGGCGTCGACTCGTTCACCGCGACCGACCCCGACAACGGCCTCGCCGTCCGGGTGCAGCGCGTCTACGACATCAACTACCGGGCCGTCCGGTACGGCGTCGACATCCTCTACGGGGTCGCCGTCCTCCGGCCAACGCTCGGCTCGGTCGTCCTCAGCTAGTCCCCGGCCCCGGCGCCGGTCCCCCCGCCGGCGCCGGGGCACCACTCGGAGGAGGGCGGCATGGACCTCTGCACGGTGGCGGACGTCAAGCTCACCGGGGGCATCCCCGACGGCCTCGACGACGCCTGGCTCGCGAAGGCGGTCACCGCGGTCTCGGCTGTCCTCGAGGCCGAGGCGCGCCGCTGGCTTGCGCCGCGGGGCGCGCTCACGCGGCTGTTCGACGGCGCGGTCGTCCGCGACGGCGGCCGCGTCCTCCCCGTCCCCGACGGCGTCTCGACGCTCACCTCCCTCGCTGTCGCCGACGCCGACCGGCCCGACGGCGGCTCGGGCGCGTACGCCCCGATCACCCGCGGCATCCACCTCCGCGGCGCGCTCCGCGACGGCTGGCCGGCGACCCGGATCGAGCTCGACGCGACCGCCGAGCGGCCCCTCCCGGTCGCCGGGTACAACGTCGTGAAGGTCACCGGATCCTTCGGCCCCGCCGCCGTCCACCCGCGCATCGCCGAGCTCGCCGCGACCGCGGTCGTCCGCGCCTGGCGTGCCCGCAACGGCGGCGACGGGGCACCGGACATCGCGGTCGCCCGCCCCGATGGGGGCGTCGCGATCTTGCGCCGGATCGCGCCCGCCGAGCTCGCCGAGCTGCGCCGCGATTTCGCCCCCGACACCCGGCCCGCGCTCGCGTCGGTGGGGGCCGGCTGATGGCCGCCACCGACCTCGCCGACGTCATGGACGGGCTCGCCGCGGCGGTCGCCTCGACGGGCCTCGTCCGCGAGGCCCACGCCTGGCCGCCGGGTGCGCTCGCCGTCCCGGCCTGCCTCGTCGACTACCCGTCCCGGATCACCCTGGCCGCGACCTTCGGGCGCGGCTCGGACCTGCTCGAGGTGCCGGTCCTGCTGCTGGCCGCCCAGACGTTCACCCGCGAGGGCCGCGACGCCCTCGCCGCGTACCTCGCCGGTGGCGACGACGTCGTGGCGGCGCTCGAGGGCCCCCATCCCTGGGGGACGGCACACGTCGGCGACGCCGAGGTCACGACCGCGGTCGTCGGGGGGATCACGTACCTCGCGCTCAAGCTCACCGTGGAGGTGGCGACCTGATGGCACCCCGGTACGGCAGTCAGACGAGCGTCTGGCTCGACGCGGCCGACGCGTCGCCCTTCTTCAACGAGGCGGGGATCGAGATCGCGGTCGAGACCGCCGAGACGACGACGTTCCAGCCCGGCGCGTCGCCGGCGTGGAAGGCGTTCATCGAGGGCACGGCGTCCGCCAAGGCCACCCTCAAGGGCTACTACGACCAGGTGAGCGACGCGGCCCTCGTCGCCAACGTCCGCGACGGCGGCTCCATCCTCACGTACGGCCCGGCGGGGCTTGCCGCGGTCGGCGACCCAGCGCGCCTGCTCCTCGTGCACGAGGTCGCGGTCGCCGAGTCGAGCCCGGTCGGGGGCGCCGTCCTCGCCTCCGCGGGGTTCACCGGCGACGCGGCGGTCGGCTTCGGCTGGTGCCTGCATCCGCTCGTGACCGACACGGGCACGACGACCGGTGCCACCCGCAACGACGGGGCGGCCACGGCGACGGGCTGGCAGGCGCACCTCCACGTGACCGCGGTCGGAGGCTCCCCGACCTCCTGGACCGTGAAGCTCCAGGACTCCGCCGACGGCACCACCTGGGCGGACGTCGCCGGCGGCGCGTTCACCCCGACCAACGTCCCGGCCGCCCAGCGGCTCGCCTCGGCACCCGGCGCGGCGCTCCGCCAGTACGTCCGCTACGTCGCGACCGTCGCCGGCGGCACGACTCCCACGATCACGTTCGGGCTCGCGTACGCCCGGAACCGCTAGGAGGACAGCACATGGCAACGGGGTTCCGGTACGGCGCGAAGGCGCTCGTCACCGTCAACGCGATCGACCTGAGCTCCTACTGCGACGACGCCGGCCTCGACGTCGGCATCGAGACGGCCGAGACGACGACCTTTGCCTCGTCCTGGAAGACGTTCATCGAGGGCCTCGCGTCGGCGAAGTTCAGCCTCAAGGGCAACTTCGACCCGACCGTGTCGGTCGGCCCGGCGGCCGTGCTCACCGGGCTCATCGGGGGCGGCGCGAAGACGATCGTGTTCAACCCTGCGGGCACCGCGACGGGCGAGCTCAAGCGCACGGTGTCGGCGATCCTCACCGCGTACGCCGAGACGAGCCCGGTCGGCGGGAAGGTGACCTTCACCGCGACCTTCCAGGGCACGGGCGCGGTCACCTTCGGGTCCAACTGATGCCGCTGCCCGAGGTCCCGCTGCCCGTCGACACCGTCGAGGTCGGCGGCACCCCCGTGCGATTCCGCTCGCTCTCGCGCCGGGAGGCGATGCGCCTCGTGACCGAGTTCCAGCACGACCCCGACGCCGCCGAGACGTTCGTCGTCGCCTGCGGCTGCGGGGTGACGGCCGAGGAGGCGGAGGCCTGGCGCGAGGCCACCGACCCGACCGAGGCCGGCAAGCTCGTCGACGGGATCATCCTCCTCACGGGGCTCGCGCCGGACGCCGAGGGCCACGACCCAAACTCGTCCGCGAGCGCGCCTTCGTGACCGGCGCGCTCGACCCCTTCGAGTTCGTCCTCGCCGAGGCGCTCGGCATGACCGTGGCCGACCTGCGCGACCAGATGGGCAACGACGAGTACCTCTCCTGGCGCGCCTTCTACACCTGGCGGGCGGCGCAGCGCGAGCTCGTAGCGTTGGAGGCCGCCGGTGGCTGACCGCTCGGCGCGCGTCGAGGTCCGGGGCCTCCGCGAGTTCGAGCGCGCGATCCGGGCGGTCGACGGGCGCCTGAGCTCCGAGCTGCGGAGCGCCCTGCGCGCGATCGCCGAGCAGGTGGCGGCGGACGCGAAGGCCCGGGTCACGGCCGACGTCGGGTCCGGCCCCGCGGCCGCGTCCATCACGCCCCGGGCCGGCTCCCGCGGGGCATCGATCGCCGCCGGCGGCCGGGCGGCCCCGTACCTCCCGTGGCTCGACTTCGGCGGCTCGGTCGGGCGCGGCCACCGGCCCGGCGTGCCGTGGTCGGGGGCGGTGAAGCGCGAGTGGCGCGGCCGGCCGGTCGGCGAGGGCCGCTACCTGTACCCGGCGATCCGGGCCAACCGGGACGCGATCGGCCGGCTCGTCGACGCGGCGGTCGAGCGGGTCGCGGAGGACGCCGGCTTCGAGACGCGGGGCACCGCCTGATGGCCCGCCAGATCATCGTCGACATCGTCGGCGACTCGTCGCGCTTCACGAAGTCGGTCGACGAGGCCGTCGCCTCGGGCGGGAAGTTCACGAACATCCTGGCGGGCGTCGGCCTCGGCATCGGCGCGAAGGCGTTCGACCTCGCGAGCGACGCCGTCGGAGCGTTCGTCGGGCAGCTGGGGAACGCGGCGGAGGCGTACCGCGAGGACCAGGCCAGCCAGGCGAAGCTCGCCAACACGCTCCGCAACACGGTGGACGGGTTCGACGGCTCGATGGCCGCGGTCGAGGCGTACGCCGCCGCCCAGCAGCGCCTCGGGTTCCAGGACGACGCCGTGCGCGACTCGATCGGGCAGCTCGTGGGGATCACCCACGACCAGGCTCGGGCGATGGAGCTCAACACGCTCGCCCAGGACCTCGCCCGTTCCAAGGGGATCGACCTCGCCGCGGCCACCGACATCGTGACCAAGGCCGCGCAGGGCAACGGCAAGGCGCTCAAGAGCCTCGGCGTGGACATCGGCGGGGCGACGGACGCGGCCGGCATGCTCGACGCGATCCAGCGCAACGCCGCCGGGTCCGCCGAGGCGTGGGCCGCGACCTCCGACGGCAAGCTCGCCGTGAGCCAGGCGAAGCAGGCCGAGGCCTGGGAGAAGATCGGGGGCGTCGTCGACCGGATCACCCAGGCCGTCCTGCCCATCGCCACCGAGGCCCTCACCGTGATCGCCGACGTGATCAGCAACGTCGCGGAGGCGGCGGAGCCCGTGGTCACCGAGCTCGCCACCAAGCTCGGCCCGGTCTTCAAGACGGTCGCCGAATTCCTCAAGGGAACGGTCATCCCGGTCGTCACATCGGTCGCGAAGACCGTCCTGCCCTGGGTCTGGGAGGCGGCCCAGAAGCTAGGGAGCATCTGGCAGGCGCAGTTCCGGATCGTCGGGGCGGTCATCGGCGCCGCCGCGGACGTGATCCGACCGATCGTCGGCACGATCGCCGACGTGATCGGGGGCATCGGGCGCGCCGCGTCGGACGCCGTCGCCGTCGTCCGCGGCGCGGTCAACGGCGTCGTCTCCTTCTTCTCGGGCGTCGGCGCGCGGATCGGCAGCGCCACCCGCGGCATGTGGGACGGCATCTGGAACGCCTTCCGGGGCGTCATCAACACCCTCATCCGGGGCTGGAACAGCCTCAAGTTCACGGTCCCCGCGATCGACCTGGGACCCCTCGGCAAGATCGGCGGCTTCACGATCGGCACGCCCAACATCCCCTACCTCCACGCTGGCGGGGTCGTGCCGGGCCCGCCCGGCGCCGACGTCCTCGCGATCCTCCAGGCGGGCGAGCGGGTTGTGCCCCGCGGCGCGGCGGCGGCCGCCGCCCCGACGATCGTCGTCAACATCAACGGCGGCCTTGTCGACGGCCCGACGATCGACGCGCTGACCAACGCGCTCGCCCGCCGCCTCCGCTACGCGCCGGGGACGTAGACGATGGCCTCGTTCCTGACGATCGGCGGCGTCGACCAGACGGGCCGGATCCGCTGGGCGTCGATGACGGCCAAGCTCAACACGCTCGACGTCACCCTCGTCGACCCGGCGACCCTGCCTGAGCTCGGCGACGCGGTCACGCTCACGAACCCGACCTGGGCCGGCACCGTCGCCGCGGTCCGCCGTGCCGACGCCGTCGACCGGGCGACGGGGCACACGCTCGTGACGGTCGCCGCGACGAACACCGAGGCGGCCACCGCGTCGGCCGCGCCGTTCGCGCTGTCCGATGCCCCCGACAACGTGAGCACCTTCGGCTACTCCCGCCTCGAGCTGCAGACCTCCGCCAACTCGGACGGCACGACGACGACCCACGGCTCGTGCGTGATCACCCGGCCGGGCCTCTGGCCGGCGATGACGTTCCTGCTCACCTCGGCGAACCTCGGCAAGGCCGGCGCCGGCTACTCGGTCAGCAACGTGACCGTCACCTGGCCGACGCCCGAGGCGCCATCGTTCGCGGTCGAGTTCGGCGACCCGATCGTGACGATGGCGGTGTGGGCGGCGAGCCAGGCCGGCGCGGCGCCGGAGGGCTCGATCGACGGCACCCGGATCACCCCCGGCACGGTCGACACCCCGCAGCTGCGGGCGAACGCCGTGACCGCGGAGAAGATCCTCGCCGGGTCGGTCACCGGCGACAAGCTCGCCGCCACGCTGCTCCTCGCGTCGCTCATCAAGACCGCCGCGCCCGACGGCTCCGACCCCGGCACCGGGGTTCGGGTGGAGCTCGACCGGGAGGGCATCCGGGCGTACGACGCGGGCGACGTCCTGCAGGTCAACATCCCGACCGACGGCTCGCCCGTCTACGTCCGGGGCCAGGTGTCGGCGACGAACCTCGTGGCGACCGCGTCGTCGCTCCTCCAGGGGACGGCGCTCCTCGGGGTGGGCGCGACGATGACCGTCCAGAACAACGTCGCCGACCCGACCGCGGCGCCGGTGCTCGTCGGCTCGGTGCCGCGGCTCACCCTCGGGACGGCGCCGGCGCACCCGTCAGCGGGCCTCTGCTACGACCCGGCGGGCGATGCCGGGGGCGCGACGCCGTCGTTCTGGGTCGGCGCGACCGCGGACGACGGCGGCACGACCGACGTCGCCTACGAGTACCGCGCCAGCGACGGCGCACTCCTGCGCACGCTGCGCAAGACGGGCTCGACGCAGACGATCACCGGGGCCACGGCCGGCAGCACCTCGCACGTGTCCGACACGGCCGAGGCCCGGACAGGCTCGACCGAGACGCACATCGCGACCCCGATCACGATGCCGTCGCGCGACAACATGAAGATCACCGCGGTGTCGGTCTACTGCGCCGGCTACTCGGGCGACGCGACCGTCCGCAACGGCGTCTGGGACGACGTGTCGGGGGCGGGGAACCTGCTCCGGGAGTCGGCCTCCTACACGGCGGCGTCGAAATCGTTCGCCAACGGCAACAGCGTCCACTACAACAAGACCCTGTCCTCGCCCCTGTCGGTCGCCCCCGGCGCGACCATCTACGCCGGCTTCCGCCGGCTCAGCTCGACCGGCTTCCAGTGGGACCGCGACGACGGGTCAGGCAAGACCACCAAGAGCGGCGACGACTACACCGGCGACGGCACGGGCTGGGGGACGTGGAACAGCGCCTCCAAGCCCAACGTGTACGTCACCTACCAGTACGACGTGGACTCCTCGCTCGAGGGGCCGATGGGCGCGATCGTCGGCATCGCCCGCGCCGGCTCGTCGGTCTGGGTGCTCGACGACCTCGGCACGCTCTTCCAGTACAACCAGGCCGACCTCGCGTACATCGGCAAGACGACCGCGATCGCGGCATACATCACGGGGGCCAAGGCCGGCGCCGGCCTGTTCTGGGACGGGACGAACCTGGTCGTCAGCACCGCCTCGGGTATGACCGGCACCGACCAGGTGCGCCTGGTCAAGTGCACGGCCGCCGGCGCCTACTCGTCCACGCTCACCTGCACGGGCCTCGCGGTCAACGGCTCGACCGCCACGATCCGCGGCGGGTGCCTCGCGGCGGACCCGCTCAACGGGAACGCCGCGACGTACTGGATCGCGATCGGTGGCGCCTTCGCCGGCGTGTACGGGTTCGTCGCCGCGACCGGCGCAAGCGCCGCGAACCGCGACTTCGGCCTCGCGGGCGAGATCGCCGGCGGCGTGGCCCACGACGGGACGGCGTTCCGCGGATGGGCCGCCGCCGCACCGACGAGCGTCTGGACGTTCACGACGTGGGACTGGTCCACCGCCACGCAGCCGTTCTGGCTGGCGTACTCCTGGTACGACGATGTCGGCACCGCCCACGAGACCCGCGTCGGGCCGCGGGCCAGCATCAGCCTCGGGCGGCGCCGGCAGCTCGGCGTGACGCTGCCGAGCGTCCCGGCCGGCGGTGCGGAGGACCCCTCCAAGCTCAACCTCTACATGCTCACGGCGGCCGCGGATCCAGGCACGGGCTCCGGCACGATGAAGCTCCAGGCGACGACGACGGCCACGCAGCTGACGCTCACCTCGTACAGCGCGGGTGGCGCCGCCGATCCGGCCTCGAACAACTTCCCCGGCGGCACGCCGGCGGTGATCCAGAGCCAGGTGGCCGGGTGGGCGAGCGCCACGGTCACGGGCGCAATCACCCGGTCGGGTGAGGCATGGGCCGCCCCGACCCTCACCAACTCCTGGGTGAACTACGGGTCGAGCTACAACGGCGCCGCCTACCGCAAGGACGCCCAGGGGTACGTCCACCTGCGCGGACTGATCAAGTCCGGCACCGTCGGCTCCGCGGCCTTCACGCTGCCCGCAGGGTTCCGCCCGGGAGGGGGCACCATCCTGCACGCGACGATCTCCAACAGCGCGATCGGCAGGGTCGACATCGCCACCACGGGCACGGTGACCCCAGCGTCCCCGTCAAGTAACGGATGGGTCTCCCTCGAGGGGATCACGTTCCTTGCCGAGGCGTAGACGGCGCACCGTTGGATCCCCCCGCATAAGCCCCAATCCACCGACGTCCTGGTGATTCACGATCCGGGACACGAAGAACAGGTGCCCATCCGAACAGGGACGATGGCGTTGTGAAGCACCCATCGGCCCAATCAGAGGAGCACCTGCTGGATGCGATCTTCCCACAGCCTTGACCGGCTCGACATCGCGTTCGACGGCGCGCAACTGGTCGCCGATGCCGGCCTCCTGCTGCCAGCCACGCTGGCCGAGCGGCTCGGCTTGCGCGGGCTCGTCGACGAGTGCGTCGACCTGGGCGCTGCGCCCGGCCATGCCAACCCGGGCGACAAGCTGCTGAGCCTCGTCGCGTCGGCACTCGCCGGCGGCGACTGCATCGACGACGCGAACGCGCTCCGCGCCGGCGGCACGGACCGGGTGCTCGGCTTCACGGTGAAGGCGTCGTCCACCCTCGGCACGTTCCTGCGCAGCTTCCGGTTGGGCCACGTCCGGTCGCTCGACCGGGTGAGCCGCGAGCTCCTCGGGCGGGCCTGGACGGTCGGCGCCGGGCCGGGTGCGGCGCCGCTCACGATCGATCTCGACTCGACGATCTGCGAGACGTACGGCCTTGCCAAGCAGGGCGCGACGGGGTTCACGTACAACCACGTGCGCGGCTACCACCCGCTGCTCGCGGTTGCCGCGGGCACGGGTGACGTCCTCCACGCGAGGCTTCGGCAGGGCAGCGCGAACACGGTCCGAGGCGCCGCCCACTTCCTCCGGGAGACGATCGGCCGGGTGCGCGCGGCGGGTGCCACGGGCGAGCTCACCGTCCGCGCCGACTCGGGCTTCTACAGCCACGACCTGATCACGGCCTGCCGGAGCCATGGGGTCCGGTTCAGCATCACGATGCGCATCCATCGCGAGCTGCGCGAGCAGATCGCGGCGCTGCCCGAGGACGCCTGGACGCCGATCCCGTACCCGATCGCGGGCGGGGCCGACGTGGCCGAGATCGCCTACACCCCGTTCCGCAAGTACGGCTGGAAGATCGCGGTGCCGTACCGGCTGGTCATCCGGCGCGTCCGGCCCAAGGCGGGCTCCCAGCTCGCCCTGTTCACCGACTACGACTACCACCCGTTCCTGACCGACCGCGCGGGTGACATGCTCACCCTCGAGGCCGACCATCGCCGCCATGCCGAGATCGAGAACTCGATCCGGGACTTGAAGTACGGGATGGGCCTCAACCATCTCCCGTCCGGACGGTTCGCGGCCAACGGCGCCTGGCTCGCGGTCCAGGTCATCGCCCACAACCTCACCCGATGGACGGCTCGGCTGGGGCTTGGCCTGACGCAGAGGATCGTGACCACCAAGACCCTGCGCCGTCGCCTGTTCGCCCTCACCGGGCGGCTCACCCGCTCGGCGCGCCGGATCACCCTCCACCTGCCGGCCCGCTGGCCCTGGGCGACCGCCTGGGCCGAGGCCCTGGCCCGCCTCCAGGCGATTCCGATGCTGGCCTGATCCAGGTCCCGACCCATCGCAGCTCCGGGGGCCACGCGCGAGCCTGTCCGCGATCAGCATCCTGACCCGCCTCGCATCGCAATCTGGCTGCTGCGCCGTCGCGGCGAACGGTTCAGGACTCCAACGCCGGCAAGATCCAGCCGACTGACCGCCTCACAGCGCCCGTGTCGGGCGACTCGGTGGATCTGAGATAAGTCACCGGGTTGCGCCCCTGTTTCGCACCGGGGGTGCGGCGCGACGCTCCGGGGCGTGATGCGCTCCGTCTACATCGCCCTCCCCGCCGAGGCCGCCGACCGCCTGCGCGA